CTCCTGCGCCCGCAAAGGTGGCCCGCCGTCGGCCCGTGGGTGCAGCGATGTAGGTGCAAATCCAACCAACTCCCAAATACGTGATCCACTAGGTGGAACACAGACGAACAAGTCATCGTCTATAAAAACAATTTTTTCCTTAGTTGGGAAGGTCAACTCTGCGGTCATATTTTCACATGCCAATCGTTTGAAAGACCGCGTGCCACAACCCGAGCATCCATGAATAGTGGGTGGATTCAACACCGTATCAAGGGTGACAATACGCGAGTCTCCGTGAAGACATGCTTGAAGGATTTGTTCGGGCGTAATCCATTCATCTGCATGAAATCGTTCAACTGCTGCCTGTGAGAGAACCGACCATATGCTTTCGTTCTGCGTCCATCCATCCTCTTGAAGAAAGGTAGCAAACGGGTTCTCGTAAAACCATAAAATCCGAAAGTCAGCGTGGTTGATCAAAGAATGCTCAATGAGTCCAACACGTGTCAGTTCTTCAGAATACAACCAATAAACATTTGCATGAGAGTACTGTGTATCGCGGGAACCCCGATAGACATCACGATCATCCATGTTCCAGAGATCGGATACGACATCTACATCGTGTTCACAAATGTCCCTGGATACGTTTTGATATATAACAGTTGGGTCAAGGATTGACTGCATTAATTAAACGATACGACAACATTGACGTCGTGATGACGCACAGCCTTTGTTGCAGATCGGCTCAGTTCGTGCCTCTTCCTACGAGTGCCGTCCTCAGCCGTCTTGGGCTGAATGGTTGTGGAACATGCCTCCATATCTGCGTGGATTGCATCATAGTTGTCCTCCAGATACTTGAGAACCTCGTCCTGGATTGCCCATTCAAAGAAGTTGAGCTGTCCAACGGTCGTATCCAGTCCCATGAACTGGATGCGCTTCCAACGGCAGAAGGGATCAAACATCTTTTTGCTATACGCCTTCAGGTGAGACTTGTAGGCAAGATAGACAACCACATGGCGATTGCCCGTGGCAAGATAAGAGACATTGTGCTTCTTTGCGTAGTTGGTCACAAGCCAATCCAAGAGACGCAGGCTGATACGAGAGTCTCCAGCGAGGATTGTTTGGACCTTTGTGAAGTTTTCGGGGACTGAGTAGAATCCTTGAAGACGGTGGAGAACCCAATGATCGCGATTCTGAATGACCTCCATTTTTGTATTCTTAGTGCGGTATTCTCGCTTAAAGTGGGTCGGTAAGATAAGACAAATGGCTGCGATTGATGCTCCTACGACTATTCTCCCGGCTGAAATCGAGCCTATCGTTGATCGAGATTTGACGACCTATAATGAGGAACGTGATGGAGGAACTGGAATTGGAATGGCTGTCTGCACCGGCGAGGTGATTCGTCGTCTTCGCGAAGAAGGAGGTGTTATGGATGCAATGACTCCAGGTCTTTTTATGATGGTTGAGGGTGATAAAGAATACAATACATTCCTGGAGATGCTTCGTGATCAACCCAAGATGCCTGATCCTATCTTCAAGTCGGGCGAGGTTGAGTGGACCGTGGAGGACGTCGGGTGCCCACTTGACCGGATGGATGAGATTGATGCAGAGTTTAAGAAGCTGTATGAAGAGATGTTCAATCGCACACATGAACTTGGAACCATGGGTGCGGGAGAGTTTGAACTGCGTTTGAATCGCCGTCAAAACGAACTTTCGGAGAGCAAGACAGAGAATCCTAATGGAGGAGGTGTTGTCCTCATATCTACTGGAGGATCGTCCGTACACATGTCTGAACACCCGCCTTCGTCGGTTCATAATCTTTTGCAAGTGCTTAGCCCCGGGACTCTCCTACCGCCTCCTGAGGAGGGAGGTTATGCATGCACTTCAGAGGTTGATGATGGGCGATCTGGGTCGCCTGTGGATGCGTGATCGGGCCTTTGAGCGGACCGTTCGTCTCTATGGCAAGAATGATCAGCGAACAGATGCATGGCTGAATACTCGTGGCAAGATGATTACTGCTTCGGAAGTGTCCAAGGTGTGGCAGACCCCCGCATCTCGCCTTGAACTTCTAGAGAAGAAGCTTGATCCACCCACAAGGTCCGATGGATCTAATCCAATCCCTGCGCTAATTTGGGGAACACGATTTGAGCCGATTGCAAAGAAGATCTATGAGGACACGACACACTGTGAGATCATTGATGTTGGCTGTTGTCAGCATCCTGTTCATTCATTCTTAGGTGCATCTCCGGATGGTCTGATTATTCCCAAGTATGCCGATGCCGACCCATATCGTTACGGGCGCCTGGTTGAATTCAAGTGCCCAATGAGCCGTGCTCGCAAGGATGAGATCCCAAGTTATTACGTGCACCAAATGCAAATGCAAATGGAGTGCACGGGGATTGATGAGTGTGAGTATGTTGAGTTCCGGTTCAAGCAGGTGAATTTTACACAGTGGGATTCGGCTACCGAAACAAAGGGAGTGTTTGCAGTGGATGAGGCTGGAAAGGTGAACTACAAGCCAGATAAAGTCGATCTTCACGACTGGCAGTCTTCTCTCACAGAGGATCATCAATACATCTATTGGGTCTTGACCGATATTAAGAAGGACTTTGTTCCTAAGGATCCCAAGTGGCTAACGGATCACTTCCCCGACCTCCGTGCGTTCTGGAATGATGTTGAGCGCCATCGGGCTGAGGGAACGCGACCGGCTCCACTTCCGTCTAAGACCTTGAGCATTGATATTTAATCCATGTCCACCATGAACCGCGAGGTGCGGCAAACTTTTTATTCCATTCATCGATTGTGAACTGACACCCCATGCTCAGATTACAACGGGAGCAAATTGGAATGAGATTTTCCACGTCTGTTTTTCCACCCTTAGATTCTGGGATGTTATGCCCACATTGAAAATCAAACACATTCATGGTATTCGTACACCACGAGACCTTGCATTTGCATTGAAACTTAGGACCTACGTGAACAAGCCACACTTGTTCACGAAGAGCCCTTGGAATTTTTGCTTTCATTAGTTCTTCTCACTACGGCTGTTAAAGCTTTGAACTCCACCGGTTTACCTGCCACGGCGTTGTCATGCCAGGCGCTTCACCTACGTCATTGCTCTGGACAAAGTGATTGGTCCTTTGCGAATACGACGAATCTTCAAGTGCCATTGCGCGCTTCTGTTGACTCGTGTCCGTGAACTTGGACTCAGGCGATCCGCCATAAAACTTTTCCATTCCCGGGAGGATCTTCATGACAAATGCAAGGGCCACAATAGCAACTAAAAACCAGAGCCACTGCTTCATTGTTCATCTGCCCGAAAAAAACGAATGACATAACCAGTAAGGAAGAGGAGACACAATGGAGGAAACTGCACTCTCTACTCTTCGTATTATGCTTGGGCGTCGCAAGCTTGACACAGCTACAGAGAGAGTTACAACCGATGCCAAGAAGATGGAGAAGGTGACTCTGTATACAATTGGAACAATTCTTGTCTGCTTCAGTCAGAAGGATAAGGTCCTGGCAGGCGACATCACCAATATCCTTGCATTTGCAGAGGAGAATGGACATACGACGGGTGTAATTATCGTAGCCATGTCGGCTCCCTCAGAGAACGTTCTGCGTCTTGCGAAGTCCCATGCAAAGAAGCGACTGACCTTCTTCCATATCTGGCAACTTCAGTTCGATATCACGAATCACCGGATGGCCATGCCTCATCGTATTCTGTCGGAAGAGGAGAAGACGAAGATCTTTGAGTTGTATAAGATTTCATCCCCGGAGCCCTTGCCAGCAATCGATTCGCAGGATACAATGGTGAAGTGGATTGGGGCGATCCCGGGTGATATCATTGAGGTGACTCGCCATTCAGACACTGCGGGACGCAGTTTGTATTATCGGCACTGCGTTGAAGATGTAAATGCTGCCGAGTAGTAATGAATGTCCTGGAACGGAGCTACGTAGTAAAGCGCAAGGAATACGATGCGCTGATTGCCTCAAACAATCCAAATATAGATCAAATCAAAAAGCTGAACAAGGAGTTATCAGCGCTCCTTGACGCGATGTTAGTCGAACTTGCAAAGGTCAAGGAAGACGCCGGGCATATCGAACGTCATCGTGATGAGCTTGTCAGGAAGCTTGTGAGTGTGCAAAAAGATTATAATAATCTAGTCGATGAACGCGACCAGGTTGCTACTCTTAAGGCATTGCGCGGACACCAAGAAGTGAAATTTAATGCTGTATTTTTCTGGTATGCAATCGGTCTTGCAATTGTCTCCGTGATCTTCTTTTTTGTTCTTATGTGGAAAGGAGGTTATAAGGCTCCTACGATTCCAACAATTACGAGTAGTCCGATAACAATCGCTCCCTTCACATACAGGTAAGACTCATTAATCGGCTGAACCTGGGGCGCCGCATTGAGGCGCTTTGAAACTTCAAACTCATTCTGAAGCGCAGGTCCTATTTTCTGAATATTCTGAGATTTCTTTTGAAGTTCATCAATCCTTGGGTTGACATCCGAATATCTGTCCAAGAAGGTTTGAATGTACGCTCCATCGTCGGCAAGCCGTCTCTGCGAAGATTCGAGTTTTTTGTTAATCATTGAGAGTGCCGATTCATATGCGGTTTTGTTGGCTATGTTGCCCGAAACCCTATAGGCAGAGTAGTTATCTTTGTAGATTCGCAGTAGGTTTGAGAACTCGTCCATTATCTTCTCGTCCCTAAAACAAAATGCCTACTTCTCCCTATGGTCAGGTAAATCCCCCTGTGCGCCGTGCAATGGTTGGCGATGCATC